AGTAGTCTTGTCAGTATTGTTGGTGCTGAGCGTGATAGTGTTCGCTGCATCTGCTACGAGTGTATCATCAGTGTCATCACCTGCATCAGAAGCACTTGCATGTACGAATGCTAAGCACTCTGCCTTATGGCGAGTTGCACCAGATACATCAGTATGAGTGCGATACTGCCACCAACCAGGACCAGTGATACCACGACCTTTGTTTGCTGCAATGTCTTTCTCAGTGTCATCTACGAAAAGTAACTCGTAAGAGTTAGTGTCGCCACCCTTGATAACAAACTCAGCGACTGCACGAGGGGGTGTTCTACGCAGAACACTAGCGGCAGAGACCGAA